CTGACTCCATTGTTCCATCTCTATATGTTGTAAAGCCAATTAAACCTTTATCATGTGCTTCTAAATAAAGATCTTTAAACTTATCAAAAGGAAAATCATTAGGAAGATTACTAGTTTTAGATATTGATTGATCTAAGTATTCTTGAAAAGCTGATTGCATTGCTATATGATCTTCTACCTTTAGATTCTCAGTTGTAACAAGATATGGAGCTCCAAGTACAATATCTTCTGGATAGTTCTCTTCTAACCATTTATATCCATAATCATAAATAGTTTCAATTGCACATAAACCTCTATTATGAGGTTCATAATAATATAACTGATTATTCCAAACTCCTTTCCAACAAGTAACATCAGTTACTTTAACTTCTTTTAAAACAGATTTAATATTCTCTTGTGTTAATCCTTCCGGCCACTCAGTTATATAAGTTCTTTCGTACTTAAACATGAATATTGGTTCTACTCCATTTGAAACATTATCGCAAAGAACAGATCCATTTCCTAATGGAGGATTTGTTGTTTGCTTCATATTTCTTAGACCATATTTTTTTACTAATTCAATAGTCTCTTGGTCAAGTTTTTCTTTTAAGAATTCTTTCCAATAGTAAGTATTAAAATACCTTTTTTCATCAAATAAAGATACTTTTCCTTTTTCTTTAGCTAATAAAGCAGATGTTTGTAAACATATATTTAACTTAGTCCTATTTATTTTCTTTGCAAAATCTACTCCCTCTGTACTATTATAAGGGATCCCCATCATTAATAAAGTAGAGCCAAAGCCATTTACTCCCATTCCATATTGCCTTGCATTTTTTGTAGACCATAAATAAGCAGGTAAATCTTCATTATGTATTTCACAAACATTATCAAGCATTCTTGCAAAAACTTCTACATCTTCTTCATACATATCCCAATTAAAAGATCTATCTTTATTTACATACTGTGTGAGATTTAAAGACCCTAATAAACAAACAGTTGTAGTTAAAGGATTTCCACAAATTTCTCCACAAGGATTAGTAGCATTTGCTTCCCCTATATATGCTAAAGGGTTGTTTTTCTGCATATTATCATAAAACAACACTCCTGGTTCATTTCTATTAAACGTAGATAGCATGATTAAATCATATAGTTCTCTTGCTTTAATAGTTTTATAGATAGTCCCTTCAAATTTTAAATCAAACATGCCCTCATTTTTTACTGCTTCAATAAATTCATCAGTAATAAGCACAGACATATTAAATTTTGTTAGAGTTTTACTTTTCTGCTTAGCTAATATATATTCTTCAATATCAGGATGAGAAATATCAAGAATTGCCATCATTGCTCCTTTTCTTGACATTGCCTTTTTAGGTCCTATATATATTTTTTCAAATCTTTCTTTTTGTTCATCTGTAAAGAAAGATTTTAATGGAGCAACATAGCCATCATTATTCCCAGCAACTATTACTTCAGCCATCTTATCGAAAACTTCCATAAACTTAATTACTCCTGGATGCTCAACTCCAACTCCTTTTACCATTGAACCTCGAGGTCTTATAAAAGAAAAATTCATTCCCCATCCTCCTTCAGACCCTAATGTTAGAGCTTGTTCCATTAAAGTAAGACAAATATTTATCATGTTATCTCCAGTATTAGGGGATTTATACTCAACAGGAATTATAAAGTCTTTATCTTCTGTCTTTCTCTCATATTTAATTGTTGCATTTTTTACAGGACCTGAAATATAACAATTTAACAAAGAAGCTTTTTTATAATCTGTTCCAATATTTGCAGTTATTCTTCCTCCAGGAACAGCTTTTAAACCTATAGGTTCTCCATTTTCATCATGCTTAACTAAAGCATTAAGAAAGACTTTATACCAATAGTCTCTTTCTTCCACTTTCTCAACTGAAGATAAAGCTCTTGCAACTCTCTTTTGAGTCTCATACGGTGTTTCATCTAAATACTTATACTTAGATTTCCAAACATCTTCTGCAATTTTTGTTTTAAAAATATTCATGTTTTGATTATTTAATTATGTTTAAGTCTTTCTATTTTCTCCATTGTTTTTTCTAATGTATTTAAAGTCTCAGTTTTTTCCTTATTACTTAATAAGGAAGTTCTCTGAACTTCTTCTATTTCTTTAAAAGTACCGTGATTTGGGTCGTAAGAACATCTTACTGTTACACCTTTCTTTCCTAGTCTATTTTTTAAAAGTTGTGCAAAGCATTCGCCTTTTTCTAACATTGGAAGAGACTGAGTTAGCATTACCATTATATCACATACTTGATATACTTCAATTGCTTTCCCTATATTTTGTTCATCAGCATATTCTACATTGAAGCCTCCACGATTACTCTGAAAAGCCGCATATACAGGGCATAAAAGTTCTGATCCTAAATCCCTTAATTCTTCTGCAAGATATTCAAATTTCTCATTATCACTAACAACCCTTTTTCCTGGGGGCAATTTTAATTGATTTAATCCATCTACTATTAAAAGATCAGGAAAAAATCCTTGTGCTTTTAATTCATCAACTTTTTGCTTTATTGTTGAAGTTAAAGCTTTTGTTGCTGGATATCTAACAAACTGTATATCTCCTTTTAATTCATCTATTTTTTTATTTCCTAAAGTTACATGTTCTTTTAAGTCTTCTTGGTTTATACCAATAAGCCCCGCTACTGCTCTACTAGCAATTTGAGTTAGCTTAGTTTCAAGACTAAAGTAAAGAACATTCTTACCATCTATAGCTGCTTGCCTTGCAGTTGCTGTTAAAAATGCTGTATTATGAACTACTGTATAATCCTCAAGAACAAACATTCTATCTTTATCAGTATCTAATAATGTAAATCCATAATAAGTATCTACTCCTAGTTGTTCTACTTCTATTTGTGTATAGGTACTATAAGAAGAACAATAATCTTTAGCTTTTTTTCTATTTATTTTTGTAGGTATTTTGTCTAAACCTCTACTTATATAACATGTATAAACAAACCCACAATCCTTTCCATTTAAAGTAGACATACTTTTAGTATACTTAACTTGAAAGCCTAAACTTCTTGCTAAAAGATAGATTTGTCTTGCTAGTACTTCTCTCTTTTGAGTTATCTCAAAACAAGACTTTGAGTTTTTTTCTAATGAACCATCAGAATCTAAAAGACCAGCTAATAATTGTAATCTGACTTCTCTTGTATTATAAAGATAATCATCAGGAATATGTTTATTATTCTTTAAGTTATACTCTTTTAACTGAGAACGTATATAGTTTTCTTTACCTTTTGGTTCTCCTTTACGTGAAACAGTCCAATATTTCACTTTATTCTTATCTTCTTTCTCAGTTAAAAGCATATCAAGAGATTTAGAGTAATTATCAAGGAAAGTCTTAATCTCTTCATCTATACCACAAATCTCTTGATTTTCTGATATTCCATCACCCAACCATAATCCTAAGAAGTAAGGATCTAAACTAACTTTTCTAGAAGCATATTCAATACTACTACTAAACCCTCTATGACCTTTTCTCCAAGTCTTAGACTTTTCTAGATATTCTTCTACTGTTAATGTTACTAAATCACTTGTATTATTAGGATAATATTTTTGATAATTACCAATTGGTTTTAAACAAAGAATATGTGATTTGTTAACTATATAATCATCACCATGTTTTTGTTTAACTTTATACATCATCTCTTTACCAGATGCTAAAGATTGAATAGTTCTTGAAGAAGAATCCCACCCCATTACTTTATCACCCACCTTTAATTCTTCTATATTCTTGATAGAAGAATCATACATCCTAATTTTCGTTCCTCTAGCAAAACACTTACCTAAAGAACTCTGTCCACAAACTATTACTAAATCAGCTGCTCCTGGGCCTCCTTTCATATACTTGTTGAAGATAGATATAGGAGTGCCTACTGGATTATGTATTTGTTCTTCACTTATAAGTTGTCTAAAGCCCTCTTTAAGGCTCATCTCTTCACATTGTGAGGATAAAGGCTTATAAGTAGAAAAAGCTATTTCTTTTGCTTTTTCAAAATTTCCTGCAAGAATATTATTTTCTTGTTCTTTACATTTTAATAAAGCATGTTTTGAGAAGCAGAAATTTTGAGCTTCTTCTTCTACAAAATTTCTATTTGAAAGATCTGTTTCCTTAATACTTTTTAAATAGCTAAGATAAAGTTTTTTATTAGCCTCTGGAATTTTATCATCTATTATAACTTTTATGTCCTCAAAAATCTTTTCTTCACTAGAAAAGCTTTTATATTTTTCTAAATATTCTAAGCTTCTTTCACAGATCCATTTTGTATACTTATTGTCAAAATATTCCGGACTTAGAATATCTTTTATTTGATTGGTGAATGCTTTATTTTTGAGGAATAACGATAAAGTAGTTAATTGAAATGCTTGGCCGTATTTACTAAATGTATTGTCCATTCTTTTTTCTTAAATTTAAAAAACTTTTAGAACTTAAACTTCTAAATGAAGAGTATTCTTTACAAAATTAAATGGGCTAATCCACATTTCAAAATCATGTATACTTAAATTAAAATGATTTTTAATAAAATAAGTTTTTAGCATTAACTTTGAAAAACTTTTATGTTCTTGTTCTTCTATTTGTCTTCTAGTTACCTCTATTGCTTCTAAGTTTAAACAAGTTTCATCTAGTCTCATTAATTCATACATTAAGTAAGACTGTTTTCTGCCTTCTTTTAGTTTTTGTAATGTTAGTCCTTTCCCTTCAAGATCTTCTATTTTACTCCAGAGTTCTTCAATAGTGCTAAAGTTTTGTTCATTTAGCTGTGGGAAAAGTTTAAGTAAAGTTTTAAACCCAATTCCATCTATTCCTTTAAGTTCATCACTCTCATCTCCTACTATTGTTCTTGAGAAAAGATAATTATCTTTTCTTATTTTATAAAGCTCTTCAAAATTTATAGACGTAACTAATCTATTCTTTGAAAATTGATAGACATCTACATCTTCATTTATATTCTGTAAGTAATCTTTATCATTAGAACAAATAATACTATGGTAATTTTGGTTTCTTTTTACTAAGTAAGTAATAATATCATCTGCTTCATAATAAGGTGTCATAACTAAAGTAATAGGTAAGAGCTTAAGTACTGTAAATAGTTGTATGAATTGTTCTTGTTCATTATTAACATATACTATATCTTTATCGTCCTTATCTCCTAGATTTATATCTAAGTCTCTTAAATGGCTTCCTCCGCCTCTTTTACCTTTATATTCTTTAAAAAGTTGTTTTCTTCTAAGTCCTGCTTCAGGCCCATCAAAAATAATAACAATTTTCTGGGGAGAAAATCTATATGTTATATTTTTTAATTGCTTAAGAAATCCAACTATACCTCCTATAGGTTCACTATTTTGATTTAATTCAGTATTTGCATGATAATTAGCTAAGAAGAGGTTAAAACCATCTACATATAATATCTTCTGTTTCATATTTTAGTTTAAATAAAAAAGAGTAGATATATCTACTCTTTAGAAAGTTTAAGATTCAGGAGTTAGAATTGAAATTTCCTCTTCTTCCTCATCATTTGTTGTTGTAATTTCTGAAGTTTTTCTTATTAATCCTTTTTTAACATTATCATGAATATAATCATAAACCTCTGCATCAGCAAGAATCTCAACCCATTTATCTCTTACAAATTCTTTTGTACTAGAAAATTTAGGATCTGTAAGCTTATAAGTATAAGAATTAATATTCTCAACTAAATTAAATTTAATAGCATAGTCTAGCCAAGCATATTCTTCAATTACACCTTGTAAAAACATAATTCTAAACTCTGCTTCTCTTTTTGGAGGCCCAACTTTATTCTTTACGGTTCTTGCAACTACATCATAACCTACAATGATTTCATCTCCTACAGGCTTAGGAGGTTTTTGTGGCTTTGGCCCCATAGTCTTAGTGCCTCCTCCTTCTCTCCAAATTGTACAAGCCTCTTCCCATTCTTTAAGTTGATTTAAATATTCTCTTTCAAGGTTAGGGTCCATCATCTTGACCGGAGTTTTTCCTAAGAGTTGAACTCTTAGAGAAGCTGCAAATTTAAGAGCTTTTCCTCCAGGAGTAATTGTAGGATCTCCAAATGTAACTCCTACATTTTCTCTTGTTTGATTTATAACAACTAAACAAGCATTTGCTTTATTTAAAAAAGGTGTTATCTTTCTTAATGCTTTGCCCATCTGGATTGCTTTCTTAGTAGAAACATTCATATTAAACTCATATCCAGCTTGTGTTTCTGCATCAGTAGACATTTGTGCATAAGAATCCATACATATAAAGACTGGTTTATCTCTTAACTCTTTAGAACTTATGATAGTAGTAAGAGTCCCTTCTAGAGTCTTAAAGATATCTTCTATTTCTGTTAAGTTTGAAGATATTAATTGACTTAGATTAATTCCACAAGCCTTCATCATTTCTTTTGAAGCTGCTTGTTCTACATCGTAATAAATAGCAATTCCTCCTTGTTTTTGTACTCCTGCCATTCCAGCATATACTAAAGTTGACTTGCCTATGGATTCTTCTCCATATAATTCTACTGTACGGCCTGCAGGCCAGCCTCCTTTATCTCTATTAGAGATAATTGTATCAAAAATCATTGAGCCTGTAGAAACCCATGTTCTTATTTCTGCAAACATTTCTTCTCCAGAAGCTGCTGAACCAGGAATCAGTTTATTTTGATCTGAAATAAGTCTTGAGAAAATTGAATCTAAAGCTGTTTTTGAGACAGAGTCTTTCTTTTCCATATTAACTAATATTTAAATTTATTTTATTTTTAAAGAAAAGGTGGTTCCAATTGGAACCACCTTTAAGACTATGCTTGACCAGTCTTTAATTTACTTAATTTAGTAATTCCTGGAGAAGGAACACTAGCAGGTTCAGAAATTGAATCTGCTTCTTCTTCTGGTTCTAGATCTTCTGCAATTTTAGACATATAAGCTTCTAATAACTCAGCAAGTTCTTCTTTAGTTTTAGAGAAAGTCATAACTTCAGTAAGTGGTTTTATACCATCTGCTAATGATCTTATTTCTTCTGTCATTCCTTTAAAAGCTTTATGCTCTAGTTTATACTTCAATGAAGGATCTGCGGCTTTATCATAATTAATGATAATTTTCTCTGGATTATCTAAATCATAAAAGGGAGTTTCTCCCTCATCAAGATTTAATAACCAGTTTTCAAACTGTCCTAAAACAGATTTCCCATATCCCCACCATTGTAAGCCTTTTTTTAAATCATCAAGATCAACTACTGGAGAAAAATAACGTAATTTCATTTCAATTGGTTTCCAAATTTTGAAATTTCCTTTCCAGTTTTGATCTTGTAAGTCTTTAACAACTTGACAAACAATACATTCTTCTCCTTTATTCTGTTTTTCACAAGGAACTGTTTTCCACTCTACATCTTGAAGAGATTTATGTTCTCCCCATGTTAAAAATGGATCACCAGTTTCTTTTGTTGGAAATACAAGAATATTGTTCTTTCCATTCTTTGGAGAATAATAATTAACTTTACTTCCTCCGCCTTGATTCTGTGCGGTCAATTTACTTAGTCTTGCTAAGGTCTCTTTTAAATTACTCATTTTACTTTTTTTAATTGATTTTTATTTGTTTGCTCTATCATTTTAAGTTAACTTATTGCGCATTAATAATAGAACTCTTAATACTTAAATTTAATAAGAAATTTAAAAGCTAGATGTTTAATTTCCAAATATCTCTAAACTTATTTTGTTTTTGTAAAAGAATTGTATTTTCATCTATCTTTCTTTTTGACTCAAAATAGCATTCTAAACTACAGTACTTTCTTCCCTTTGATCTTCCTTCAAGAACTATAAAAGGTTTTTTGCACTGATGACAATAAAGAAGTAATCTTTTATCTTCCATGCTTTTAAGAAGCTTCATTCTTTTTGACTTTACTTTATCATAGCACTTTGAAGAACAATACTTTTGTTTATTCTCTAAATAAGGATATACAAGGAATTCTTTTCCACACTCTTTACAAATACATTTTACTCTTCTTTTTTCAGGAATTGTCATTACTTTTTTTTTAAATTTAAAGAAAAAATATTCTAAATATGGAAAAAATAATTGGAGAAACAAGATATATTTTTAAAGTTGGAAAAATAGAAGAAGAAGAAGTAGATGCTTTATTTTTATGGACTACACAATCTCTTGATGCCGGCGATTTAACTTTCTTGAGAATACATAGAGAAGCAGGGTCCGTTTTAGCTGAGCAAACTATTAAAGCAAAAATGAAGTTTGGAGTTGAAACTAAAGAAGGACAAATCATTCCTCCAGGTCGAGCTATTATAACTTATGCAGGAAGACTTAATTGTTATAATATAATACATTGTGTCCTTCCAAACTATAGAATTACTAAGTTAAAGAAAGAAGAAAGAATTGTTTATCTTGAAAACACTCTTCTTAATAGTTTTCAACTTGCTAAATCCTATAGTGATTCTTCAAAAGATATGAGTTCTTCTATTACTCTTAATTCTGCGTCTATTCAACCTATTTCAAGTGTTATATATGGGAACCTTGATAAACAAGATTATATTACTTTTTTTTCTTATATTATTAAAAATTCTCCATTTAAAAAAATAATTTTTGTTTTCGAAACAGATGAAGAAAGAAAAATATATGAAGATATTTTTTTTAAATTAACTACTTCCCTTTATGAAAGAATAATAAATAAAATATTTAAACTTAATTTTTAAATGAATATTAAAGCAGCTTTATTAAATTATAAAGGATCTCATCCTTATCTACTTGTACTTAAGAAACTTGTAGAAGAAGATAAACCATTAAACTTTACACAAGAATCCTTTGCTAATAAACTTCTTATTACTAATGCAGTAAAAAAAGGAGATAGAACTCTTATTCCTTTGCCTAAAATAAAGTCTTTTAATATAGACTGGGATAAATATAAAGAGAAGCCTCCTTATAACTTTCAAAAACTGGGAATAAACTGGTTAATGAACAAACAAAGAGCTATTCTAGGAGATGAAATGGGTTGTGGTAAGACATACGAGGCAATAATTGCAGCAATAGAATTAAAAGTAAATAAAGTTTTAATTATTTGTCCTAATACTCTTAAACTTAACTGGAAAAGAGAAATAGAAACATTAGAGCCTAATACTTCTATAACAATCTATGAAAAAAATTGTGATCTTAATTCTAAATGGATTATTATAAACTATGATAGAATTTTTAAAATAGAAAAAGATTTAAAAAAGCTTAAAGCAGAACTTCTTATAGGTGACGAAGCTCATTATGTTAAATCTGGAACTAAAGCTAAAAGATCTGCTTGTTTTAAAAAAATTGCAACTACTATTCCTAGAGTTTGGCTATTAACAGGAACTCCTATAGCAAATAGACCTATAGACTTTTTCCAACTACTTAAAATTTGCAAACATGAACTTGGAAAAAGCAAAGAAGTTTTTGGAATGAAATATTGTGGTGGAGAAAAAACACAATGGGGAAGAGATTATAATGGATCTTCCAATTTAAAAGATCTTTATTTTAGAACTCAAGATGTTATTCTAAGAAGAACTAAAGAACAAGTTTTAGATCTTCCTGAAAAACAATTAGTTCCTATTTATTTAAAGCTAAACAATATTAAAGATTATTATAAATCAGCTGATGATAAGTTTCAAGAAATTTATGATAATATTGATAATGAAGAATCTGAACATTATGGGAAGAATTTAGGCAACGGGGCAGCTTTTATTGAAATGTCTGCTTATAGAGTTTTCTGTGCATTAGAAAAAATAAAAGATAGAACTCTTATTGATTTAATTAAATCTATTATTGATTCAAATGAAAAGGTTGTAGTCTTTACAAATTTTACCTTAGTAATAGATGCTATTTCTGAAGAGTTTAAAAATGAATGTGTTATCTTAGATGGAAGGACTTCTTTAGAAGATAGACAAAAAAATATAGATGTTTTCCAAAATGGAGAACCAAGTATTTGTGCTTGTAATTATAAAGTTGGTTCTGTAGGAACAACCCTAACTAAAGCTACGTATGTAATAATGAATGATTTGCCTTGGGATCCTGCCACATTAAAACAAGCAGAAGATAGAATACATAGAATAGGACAAAAAAATAAAACAACTATTTATTTTCCAATCTATCAAGATACTATTGATAGTATTATGTTTTCCGTATTAACTCAAAAGTCTAGGGACTTACATGAAGCTATAGATGGAAATGCAGATTTAGTTCAATATAAACAATCAAGTTCAACATTTAATGAAATATATAACCAAATAAAAAATAACAAAAGATGAAAAAAGTGCTAATTCCCTTCTCTGGAGGTTTAGACTCAACCTATTTAATATGGAAAAATCTAAAAGAAGGTAATAAAGTTACTACAGTTTATTTTGAAATTGAGAATAATTCTTCTAAAGTAGAACTAGAAAAAATTCATCGATCAAAGATTATAAATCTTTTCATAAAAGAATTTGGTCAATGTTCTCTTGAATCTTCTATTTTTCAATATAAGATTCTTGTATCTGGTGTAGTAAATGATTATACTTTAATTCAAGCTCCAATTTGGATGCTGGGAGCATTCATGGGAAGTGATAACCAGTTTGATGAAGTTCAGATGGGATATGTAGCAAATGATGATACTCTTTCTTACTTAAAGGAAATCCAAACATTATTTAATTCTTATCAGCCTTTTTCAACAAAGCCATTGCCTCAATTAACATTTCCTATTATAAAAAAGAAAAAAGAAGAAATGCTAAGGGAACTTCCTGAAGAATATTCTAAGTATGTTTATTCTTGTGAAAATCCACTTATTACTAAAAATAATGATAAAGAAATAGAATATCACTATTGTGGGGAATGTGTCCCCTGCCAAAGATATAAAAGAGAACTTGAATACAAAAAATATTCTTTTTCTTTCCTAAGCGGATGTACTAGAAAAGTAATTAAAAGTACTGGAGAGTTTAGTTTTCAAGCAGGAATTAATAGTCATTTTATGCCTAAAGATCTTGGAGAAAGTTTCAATTTAGAAAACTTATCTTTAGAAGAATTATATTATAAATTAGAAGATAATCCTTCAGTAGAAGAAGAAAGTATAAAAGTTCCAACACGTCTTTTAAATATTATACTTAATAAAGATTACAAGCCCACAGAAGAAGAACAAAAAGAAATTAATGAATTAGATTGTTTTGCTTATTCAGGAAAGCTTTCTAAAAAGTCTATAAATAAACAGCTCTCTTTATTTACTGATGAAGAAATGAATGATTTTATAAAAGAACAAGATGAAGTTTTAGAAGGAGACTTTGAATATAATGTTTGTAAAAATTAAAAGTTAATAAATATTTTTATATTTTTATTTAAAATTTAAAAGACATGATTATCTTAGGATATATAGTAAATGATTTTCATCCTCTTCTTCAAACTATAGAACTTGAAGAAGTAGAAAAACTATCTAAAATTAAACCAGTTTTAATAGTAGGAATAGAAAAAACTTTAGAATTATATCCTAATATAGATTTATCAAGTTCAAAGATTTCTCATAATATTTCTTTTATTTTCTCTTCAGAAGAATCTGAAGAATATCAAAAGCAACTTAAAGATTACTTAGTTTCTTTATGCTTTTCTTTTTTAAAAGAATATAAAGTAGAAGAGATTAGTCTAAATCCAGAAAAAATAATTATTAAAAGTGAATATAGCTTTCTCTATGAAACAGATAAAATAGTTACTCTTACTACAGATAAAACTATTTACTATATTAATAAAGAAATTTATTATTTTTTTAATAAAGAATCACTTAAAACAATATTTGAAAATCTTCCACATAAAATTTTGTCTTGGGATAATCATATTTTTTTCCCTTCATATTTAAAAGTTCTTGATTGCTATGCTTCTCTTGATTCTTTAAAAACTTTATTTAAAGAATATACTGATATAGACCTTTATTGTGGTTCTATTTGTCTTAATTGGTTTAATATGTTAGACCTTTCAAATCTTAATTTTAAGGAGTTATCTCTCTGGAATCGGTGTTATGATATAGAAACTAAATTATCTACTATTAAAGTAAAGGTAAATACTAAACTTATAGATGAGTTAAGAGAAGGGACAAATAAATTTCAAAAAATTTACTCTACTATTGAAGGGGGCTATATCACTCAGAAAAGTAATGGAACTGACAACACCACAGGAAGAATATATGTAAAAGATAATGATTGTTCTTTACAAACTATGGCTAAGAAATTTAGAAATATAGTTATTCCTGAAAAAAAATGTGTTTTAGTTGAATTTGACTATGACTATTTTGAATATACTATTCTTTCTCAGTTCTGTGATATACCTATCGATAGAGACCCTCATTTAAATCTTTCAAAACTTATTTGGGGAGATGAAGAGCATAGACAGCAATCAAAAAGTATAAATTACTCAATAATTTATGGTCAATCTATTAATAAATCTCTAGATCAACTTAATCTCCCTAATAAAGAAGAAATACTAGAAAAACTTCAAGAATTTCTAATACCTATAGAAAACTTTTCTAAAAACATAACATGTAAATATCAAGAAGATGGACATATAAAAAACCATTTTGGAAGAATAATTCATCCGAATAAGGATTATGCTATTTTAAATAATTTTATACAATCAACAGCTTGTGATTTTTTTATAATAAAATTACAAAAAGTATTTGATCTTCTTTTACAATATAATAGCATAAATAAAATAGTATTGCAAAATCATGATTCAATTCTATTAAATCTAGAAGAAAAGACAATAGAAGATACTAATATAGTTGAAAATATACAAGAAATTTTACAACAAGAAGAAGAAGGACTAAAAGCTTATTCCCCCTTTAAATATGGGTATGATTGGGGTAGTTTAAACTAAAGAAATTAGTTCTTGAGTAGATATATATGAAGAGCTCCACCAAATATGAACTCTTAAATTACTTACATTATCTTGTAAGTCTGTAACTAACTTTACCTCTTCAAAAGTTATTCCTCTAAATTGTTTAGTTAGTTCTTGTGCTAATCTTTCTTGAGCAGCTACTATTAATTCTGGTGCTGTTAATTCATGTTTAATAGATGAAAGAAAACACCCTATTGTATTTCCTCTTCTTGTTCCTGGTTTAGTTCTTAAAAATGCTCTAATAGAAGACTCAATAGTATCTTTAACAGTAGTAGTATGCTTAATACTTTGATTAATTGAGTCCTCCTTAAAAGGAAAATGTATACATCCAAATGTTGGCATTTTTATTATAAATATAGAAAATTATAATAGATCTAAAGAAGTATTCACTATTGAAGGTATAGGAACACCTAATCTATTTAATGCTGTTACTACATAAGGTAAATGTGATTTTATTACTGCTAATGCTAAAGCTGCTGTTACTGGGTTAGTAGCTAAAGGCATATTTGCTATTAACATGTTTGTTGCTAATTTTGCAGTGTCTATTTCTGTTTGAATTGGAATTAATCCTGGATTATTATCCGGAACTGTTACTCCTTTAGGAAATACTGACATTCCCATTCTTTTTAACATTACTTGTTTAGCTGTAGGCCATTGGATTTCCGATGAATCTAAGCTATTAACTTTATCTATTTGAGCAGGAGATAACATTGATTTATCTAATTTATTTTTATATACTTGCTCTTTCCTGTTATTTTTAATTGGGAAAAACTAGTTTGTAAACTAGACATCATTCCTTCTAATGGATCGGAAGCTGGAGATTTAACACAAGGAATCCCTAAAAATAAAGCAGGGACTGAAGTTAGAACTTGTACAATTGTCTGTAATAATGCTAACTGCTGAGACATAAACAAAAATAAAGGATCTGCAAATACTGGTCTTTCCGTATTTATAGAATTTGTAGAAAGAAGATCTAAATTTTTTGCTAGCAATTCAGCTTTATCTGATAGAACCAATTTACTCTCATTTCCTTGAGCTAGATTTTGTACTAAAGTTGTTTTACTTTCTTCAAAGAAAAGCGTATTTTTACTCTTTCCTCTTATTCCTAACTTATAATTTATTTTTTTTGACTTTGACTTTATATAAGCTCTTTTCTTTCCATCTGGAAAATGACCAAAGACCATTTCTGTTAGTTTTTGTATATTACTCCATATTTTTTCTGGATTATCTAGTTCTTCTTTAAGAGAACTAGATGATAGTAAATCAGATAAACTTTCATCTATTACTGCTGTAAACCAAAATCTAACATAAGGGTGCTTTGGATCCCATATTCCTATAATAGCTGCTGAATTAACTTCTGGAGATCCTGTTTGCCTATTATTCATTGGCAAGCACCAGGGTAATTCTTCATCATCTAATTCATCATCTAATAAAGGAACTCTTACTTTAATTCTATCCTTAGTATCCACCTCTGTTACTTGTCCAAATTGAAAGGGCAATCCAATAGAAGTAAGATGATTTGTTCCTATTAGTTTTGCAATTCTTGTTCTAAGTTTATCCTCAGGATTTGAGCTGAGAGTTCTTGTCAAGTCCGGCATTGGTTTCTTCTAATATGTTATTTTCTATTTCTACTATCTTTATAGCTTTTTCTTGCCATTGTTTACAAAGATCAAGAGTTTTTTCTCTTATATCTATTATTTCAAGAAGTAAGTCTAGTCTCTCTTTTTGTAAGTTTAAAACTTTATTATCAGACATTCTTTTTTCTTTTTTCTATTCTATCTGATAAATTAGCAAGTTCTTCTTCT